ATAAAGACCTGCCTATCTGAGCGAGTATAAACCACTCCGTCCCTGCAATGGATTATCGCCGGAACGCTAACAAGTCCACGCAAGAAGCCTATTCCCTCCGGGGTTATTTTGTATTTACCTGATCTGTGTGGGCCATGCTCTGCAAGCCCAAACCATACCAGCCTACTGACATGGGCTTGAACTCGATAAGGTGCGCGTAGCATTGCGTTCCCTACCTTCATGCCGCTACCAGCTTGCGCCTGTATCCATTCGTCACCTTGTAGGGCGGCTTTACCCATCATCTCTAGGGTTTCAACCTTATGCTTATCCATTCGATGTGGATTAAGTTTCCTGATCTTTTGATTACAACATTCGCAAACTGGCTGCATATGTCCTCCTATGATGTTGATTTAATTTCAAGTCGTGCAGAAGCCTCCAGTGAACGAAAAACCTCTATCTTAGCCTCTGCCCCCACCATGAGCCAACGCAGCCTCTCAGACTCTTGTAGGGCCATTGCTAGGGCTTTTAGATGTTCAATGTATTCATCATGAGCGTAGGCATAACTTTCTTTGGCACTTTCTGTCTTTGCGTCTGACTCGATCATAAGCAGTGCTTTTTTAGTCTTGCGGTACTCTGTCAGGTACAGCAGGTTGGCTTTTGCCTGAGCATAGGCTTCTGCATTGTCGCGTATGAAGTCTAGGGCTTTGAATATGTTGATAGTCTCAGTCATTTTCTGCCTCTATTACATAAAATTTACGTTTAGTAGTACGACCGTTGCTGGTTATTATCTTCTGAGCAATCAGAGAGTTAAGATTACTGCCTAAGCTGGACGGAGATATAACGCTAAAGTTAAAGACTACTTTTAAGATTTCGGCACGTTCTACACCGGGATTAGCTTTGATGTATTTAACGATAGACTTCATGGCCTCTGTCATACGCTTAGTCGGACGCTCTCTACTCTCTCGTTTGTAGTCACGCATCTCGACCGTTCGCATGATTCTCTGCATACTTTCGGACTGCTTTTTCTTTAGGTTAAGTGTCGTAATCTTAAATATCTCATCAGCTATTCCGACAAACGACCCTTTGCCAGTCAGGTCTGCGTACTGTGAACCTACAGGCCAGTTCATGACAACCTCATCAATTCAGTCCAGTTTGTAATATGTGGTAGCATTTTCTTACCGTGTTCCTCAGTTATACGACCAAGCCTGATAGCTTCTGTAATGACTGACTCTCTACCATTCTTGTCATCGCCAAGACTAGGAAACCACGCTATAGGGGTACATTTATTACGAGCTTCGTTTACCAGATTGTTGTATGAATCCTTAAAAGCCATCCTAGCTGCAACCTGATCGCCTTCATTCAGCAATGGCTGGGCTGCTGCCATAGCTGTAAGCATATCCTGAGTTAGTACGGCACTAACATACTCGTTTCTGGGAATCATTGACCACGCTACGTCTGCACTAGGTCTGCCATCCTGATCTTTAATAAAATTAATCATGTCGGCAGGTTTAGGTGCAAATACTGAGTGTTGAACGTGGTTAAGAAGTGCGTCTTTAACACTGCTGAACGGGTAGCCATTCATCAAGTTAGACCAGATCATGATGGAAGCTGGCGTTATCTTCATGCTGTATATCTCAAATATATTGATTATCAGGTCAGTAAACTGCTCTTTTTCACTCGTGTTCATAGGTTTCTCCTTGTGATTGTTGATCTTGTTGACGTAGTTTTAATTTGAATGCTTCTCCAACGGCCCGGTTCTGGTCTGTAATTGACTGCTTACCCCTGTTGACTGGAAACAGACCACTGTAACCACTCAGGATTGATTGCTCAATAACTTCTTTAGGATCGTTGCCTTCAGACTTTAGCTTGCTCAGAGTAGAGATAGCCAGTTTTATAGCACCTTGAGTCAGAGGCTTCCTAAGTTTCTTCCTAGAGTCTACAAAGTCATTCCATGCGTCTACAGGAATCCAATCAGGAATCTGAATGGGGGGGATAATTAAGCGCGTCTCGCGCAATTCTTTTGACTTAGATTCTTTTGGTTCTTGGTTCTTAGTTCTTGGTTCTTGGTTCTTAGTTCTTGGTTCTTGGTTATTGGTTACTGGTTCTTGGTTCTTGGTTAATGGTTTATGGTTAGGTGGCGCTTCGTCAACGGTTCGTTCACGGTTCGTGTTGCTTTCCTTTCGTTTAGTTTCACGATCAATTGCTATTCGTTTGTTTATACTAGCCTTTTCGTGATACTCAGCAATTTCTTCACGAATGCGGTTTTGTACATAAATACCATCTTCAAGTATGAAGAATTTACGCAAAACAAACTTAACAGCCTCAATCTCCTCTACTGAGTCTGCCCAAGTCCACTCAATCGCTTGCTCTAAAGTAGGGAACTGTTCACGGTCATAGCACGAATCTATCAAGACCGTGTACGAACCGTGCTGTAGCAGAGAAAGTCTGCCAGCCTTTTTTGCGTAGTCACCTAGATTTCTTTTGTAGTAGTGCATATCAATCCCCAAAGAAAAGAATAAAGCCGAAAACGCTTATTGATATATAGCATGGGGTGTTGTCTACTTGGATTGGCCTAAAGATGTAATGCTTCCAGCAATGTGGCGCATCTTTCCATCCATTTATTACGTATAAGATTCTCATATCAATTCCCTGTGTGGTGAAGGCCGGGAGCAACCCGACAGGAACACAGACCATAGACAGACAAAGGTATATAAACCCTTTCTTCACCACGCAGAAAACTGATTGATTGCATTTTTAATCGTGTCTTTTGGCTATCGGATTGCGATCCCGATGTAAGAAGCATAGATCAGATTCCTACTCTTGTAAAGATTTGATTTTTACTACGCACGAACCGCCTTTAATCACGCTGCCACGCGCTACCATCAACTGGTCTACCTGCGAGTCATCGTCAAACACGCCAGCAGCCTGTAGAGCGTCTATAAGCGGCTTGAGTACATTATCTATGTCCCTGCGCCTACGGTCAGGTGCGTGGAGCAGTATCTCCAGACCTACTTTATCGTCACCAAACCTAGCTCGTTTAGCGGCAAGGTTAACTATTAGCTTAAAGTCATTAGCTGTCTTAGTCAGAAACCGCCGCGATCCACGAAAACCCCAATAAGTATTTACGCTTGGCGGGTAGGGTAAATTTAGTTCTATCATAGTTCGTAATCTCAGTTATAATACAAGTGGCATTTTGCCATATATGAAAGGAATATGATATGACTAAGTTACTCTACAGCGACCTCCGGCAAATCAATGTAAACGAACATACTGAGAAGAAAGGAAAATTAACATACCTCTCTTGGGCATGGGCTGTTCACTATCTGCTGGAAGATGATCCGTCAGCAAATTGGAAGTATGGAGAGCCAAAGATGTTTGGCGAGACGATGATGGTCTTTTGCAGTGTCACAGCGTTTGGCAAAACAATGACTGCACAGCTACCTGTCTTAGACTACCAAAACAAGGCAATTAAAAATCCTTCTGCAATGGATGTAAACACGGCAATGCAGAGATGTCTGGCTAAGGCTATTGCACTGCATGGCATCGGCTTATATATCTACGCTGGTGAAGATTTGCCATTAGTTGAGGTAGATGACGATGCGATAGAAGAGCAGATATTAGTATCGATACGAATAATTGAGTCTAGCGAAACAATAGAAGAGCTAAAGACTAATTACTTCCCGGCTGCTGATAAGTTTAAGAGCAATCCAGAAGCAACGATCCGTCTAGCTAACTCTAAAAACAAACGCAAAGGAGAATTAGCATGAGTCCATCATCACAGAACTTTTGGCTACTAGGGCAACTAAAGAAGAAGCGGCGCTTAACCTCTTTGGATGCAATGAAAGAGGCTCAATGTATGAGACTATCAGCTAGAGTTTATGATTTGCGCTGCATGGGCTATAACATACACACTGAGAATGTCTGGCTCGATAGCGGTAAAGTCATTGGGAGGTACTTTCTAAAATGATAGCTCAAGGGACACCAGAATGGTTTGCACAACGGCTAGGCCATGTAACTGCGTCTAGGATGAGCGATGTATTAGCAAAGGGTAAGGCAGGAGAAGCTGTTACCCGACAGAAGTACAGGATGCAGATCATTGCAGAACGTGTTTCTGGTCAAGTAGCTGACAGTTTTAACAATGCTGCGATGCAGTGGGGTACTGACCATGAACCTCTTGCCAGAATACGCTACGAGGCCGATACAGGCTATTTTGTAGACGAGGCAGAGTTCTGCTTTCATCCTACGATAAAGTGGCTTGGAGCTAGTCCTGATGGCATTATCAGTGGTGTTAATGCGTTAATCGAGATCAAGTGTCCTAACACCCAGACGCATCTAGGATATAGACTCGATAACAAGCCACCTGCTGCTTACATTAATCAGATGCAGTGCCAAATGTGGGTAACGGGTGCTGAATGGTGCGATTTTGTAAGCTATGACCCTAGAGTACCTGAGCATTTACAGCTATTTATCTCGCGGTTACAGAGAGATAACGACCTAATAGCTAAGATGGAGATCGAAACAATCAAGTTTCTAAGTGAAGTAGAAGAAGCAATTAATCAACTGGAGAGAAAATAATGTCATCAGATTTAAACCAATGTAGTTTTATAGGTAGGCTTGGAAAAGCACCAGAAACTCGTGTAACTCCCAATGGAGATGCAGTTACAAACTTCTCTATAGCTTGTGGCTGGAAAACCAAGACAAAGGAAGGTACAGAATGGGTTAACGTATCTACCTTTGGCAAGCTGGCAGAAATCTGCGCTCAGTACCTAGATAAAGGCTCACAAGTCTATGTGCAGGGCAAAATGAAAACAGATAAATTTGAGGACAAGTCTGGCGTTACTAAGTACAGCACCAAGATTGCGGCAGATACGGTGCAGTTCTTAGGCAAGGGAAAGGAATCAGATGCTACGGTAAAGCATGACTCTAGGAATATGGCTGCTACAGACCCATACAAGACACCTTTTGACGATATGCCAGACGAAACTCCCTTCTGATGTACAATTAATTTGCGTAATTGGTAGTTGCGCTTTGGGGCTGCGAGAAATCGTGGCCCTTTTTTTGTCTGTAAATATAGTTGACAACTCTAATACATCTCTATAATATCTCTACATCAGGTTCATTTTGAGTCTGACTACAGGAGATACAAATGAGTAAATACGACGAGTTTTTCCCACGCCAAAAGCGCCCGCCATTCGAGCCTACACCGTGGTTTATAATAATTATTATTGTAATGGCTATAGCCTTTACATCGTACCTTTCACAATGCGGAGCATAAAATGATCACAGACTTCCAGTTAGCGGCAGCACGGTTAGTAATAAGTTTCTCACGAGCAGATAACGAAACTAAAGCCAACCTATTAGACTCATACTTTGCAATGGTCAGACAGTATGAGGAAGCTGCGTACCACAACCGTGAGCAGGAGCAGAATCAGGGCTTGGACGAGGTGCTAGACGATCCTAGACACGGACAGGCAGAATCACTAAACAGAGGTGACTTCTAATGAACTCTAACTACGATACTAGCCCTAGAACGATCAGAGAGGGCGCTGAGCGCAATAAGTCTCACGATGGCTACCTACCATACCTAAACGCACCACGAGGGCTTGTAGGAGGCTACTCATCCGGCTCATGGGCTGAAGATGACAGGCGGCTGGTGCTGTGGATTAAAGTGGCGTTTGTAGCTGCCATAGGAGGTCTAATATGTATTATTCAGACGATTATCGCCAATTAGCATGGGATTCCTTATTAATTAAGGGATGGGGTAAAGATGTACGGATGCAAAGTCTGATAGATATGTACAAAAAGGACTTTACAGAGCAGCAGTCTCCGTTCTCTGAGTTACGCCGATTCCCGTATATGTGGGACACCAGCCTGTCAGCTAGGGTATTTGTGGCTCGATACATACCTAAGCTGTCAGCAAAGCTCTGGGATAGTCCACAGGACGCGCAGTATTGGCTAATGATAAACGGCGATAAGATAAACAGACAGGACAATCCGGCTGATGCAGAGTCTCGCAGAAAGGACATTAATCTAATACAGAAATCTCTGAGAGATGATAAAAAAGCAATTGCTGGAAAGGCTGAACGTAAAGAGCTATACGCAGCACACAGGCCCAGCGGGCAATGGAATGTATGTAAATAAATATAATACTCTGGTATAATTATGATATATATCAGGAGGAAGTATGGCACGAGCAGTATCTACAATTCGGGCGCTGTTAAAGGACTATGTGGGCGCGATCACACTGGCTGAGATAGATGCTAGATGTGACCTAAAGACCTGCGAAATCTCAATGGCCTTATGCTACTTACTAAAGCAGAGATATGT